TCACCCGACAATATGGATATTTTTAATTTGTTCTTCTTCCTGCTCTTTTAGTTTCTGTGTAACATGTAAATATATCTGTTTTGTTATAACACTATCCTCATGGCCAAGGCGCCGAGAGATAGCATCAAGGGTCATTCCATTGGCAAGCAATAGGGAGGCGTGAGTGTGCCTGAGAACATGAGGCGTAACCTCGAAGCCCAGAACTCTCTCCGCAGTCCGTTTGAGGGCATTATTATAGACGATGTAAGACACATAGTCACCATGCGTATTGCAGACAAACAATTTGGTGCGGTAACCCTTGAACACACTTTCTTGTTTGGTGAAAAGTAGAATATCCCTGCACGCCTTTTCGAGCTCTGGCTGCATATACACATCCCTGTTAGAGGAGATCGTCTTAGGTGCATCTATACTTTTCTTTGCGGGGAAAATTCTCTTATTAATGTGGATAACATGCTTGGCAAAGTCAATGTCTTGTGTATTTAGGGCAATAGCCTCTCCAATTCTCAGACCGGATAGAGACAGGAACTTAGTTAGTAGTTCCCATTTCTTACTCTTAAAACCAGATAGGAGTTTTTGCAGTTCATCCGATTCCAGAAATTTATCCTCCAGCTTTTCGCGGCGCATGGTATCCTTGAAGGGTTTAAATTTCCCCAGGAAAGAAATATCAGCTATGTAATCATTCTCATAACCCCAGCGGAAGATTGCATTTATTCTGCTCCGGATATTGTTCAGATAACTATTTGGCTTGCCTGTCCTGATCAGAGTTTCTTTCAGAAAATTGGCTGTTATCCGGCTCACCATTATATCTCCATCGAAAATATTGAGGATGGAGTTACACAGATAATAGGTAGAGTTGTAAGAGGATTTCTTTACAGACAGCTTTTGGAAGTCCAGGTATTTCTCAATCAGATTACCGAGTGTAAGGTCAGATTCTTTCTGGTGTCCAGTCTGCCGCTCCTCGATCATGTGCGTTAAGGTCTCCAGAGCTGTCTTCCTGGCAGAGGCCGTGTTCTTATTAAGGGTAACAGAGACACGTTTTTGTTTGCCGGTTAAATAGTCTTCGTACTGTTCCACATACTTGAATTTTCCGTTTTTTTGTTTTTCTGTCCACATTCATATCATCCTCTCTTTTTGTAATTGCCGAAAAAGGGCACAAAAATAACAGCCAACAAGAACAATTGTTCCGCTTGCGTGGCTGCTCCGGAGATGATACAATATTATTGCTTATGTAATATGTGTATCTCTTCGGAGATATGAGCCGTCCTGGTGCTGGTAACACTGGGGCGGCTTTTAATTATTGCATGCTACCATTATGGCAATTTAATCGAAATGGTAGCATGATTTTGTTGGAAACTGTTATTCGATAAAGTTTGCATCACAGCCGCTACAACTTGCATGCCGATGTCCGTTGTAGCGGGACTTGACGACATGAGCAGTAGAGCCGCATATAGGACAGGTGAATTTTGCTTTGTGACAATCCTTGACGGCGTCACAAGCTGCGTTCAAAAAAGTTAACATCTCTTCTAATTCTTTATTGTCGATTTCCATTTATAGAACTCCTTTCGATAGTTTGCTGTTATATTATTTTTTCGCGGAGAACGGCACATTATTTACAGACCGAGCTCTTCCTTCAAATTGTCTTGTGTCATAGAAGGCTGATAATCAGAATCTCCGGATTTGAATTTTGCCAGTGCCTGCTGTTCAGAGGAATCAGGCATAGCCTCTTCAGCATTTGCAAGAACGAATGTTCCTTGAATCAGTTCCAAAATTTTCAGAGCATCTTCTTCGCTCATGATTGTAACTGCTCCCATGATTCTTTCTTTAACAGATTTTTTGTAACGTTACACCGTTAATATATTCCTCACCGCATTGGGTACATTTTAATGATAATGTAGCAGTCGTTGTATTCAGTCACGTAAGTGTTAGTAGTTTTTTCAATATTTTCCTTGTATAAAAAACACATCGTATGTTCGGATCCTTTAGCTATTTAATAAGCTTGTCACGGGCCTGATCAATATCAGACTTTTTTTCTATGATTTGCCCAGGGACATGTTCCAAATCTTCTAGAGAACTCGTATCGCCTTCATGAAGAAAGTTCATAATATTTATAGTTGTATCATAGTACAAATCAGTAATTTCCCCAACCATACGGCTGTAAGTTGTTTCTTCGGCCTTGTCAATTTCGCTGGCGGTCATAATAAAAGTTTGGTTTGAATGTCCCATCGAACTCATTAAATCATCAAGAGTGATTTCACCTGAATCATAGCTTTTATAAGTATTTACAACATTATCCCATGTATCGTTTACAGCAGCATTATAGGAATCAATTTCTGCGATATACTCATCAGAAACAGAATCTTTTTCGGAAGGGGATGAACTAAATGCAAAAAATAAAAGTAATAATAAAAGTGCAACTAAAGTCCATGAGAAAAATAGGAATATTTTACGGAGTTTGCTAGACTTTTTTGAAGGCTTTTTGGAGTGAGAATGATTTGCATGAGCAGGAGCAAAACATGATTTTACCAGAGCCTTGTATATATCATCATTAATTTCCAGCAAGCTTTTTTTACCATTTTTGAATTCTATAGCAACTTGGTATATACCTTTGCTTTTTGCAGATAAACCACCGGCAAGCATACCGACGGGGCCGAGCAGAGTTCCTCCAACAATCCCCCTGGCAACACCAGAGGCAGCGCTTTTCCTGTGTTCATCTGTAATGAGTTCATATGCTGAAACATTATGGTAGTCTAATTTTACACATTTGCCTTTAAAGTTAATTATTATTTGTGGTATCCCTGTGGTGATTATTACAGGGTTATTAATATAATCACCTGCGATTACCATATTTTTTGCTTTTGCCAATGTAATCACCTTTTCCTTTTATTTACTTGAAATCAACTTGCTTCATCAAAATTGAGGTCTGCCATTGCATCACGTAGCCCTTCCAGAACTTCATGTTGTTCAATGTATTCTATCCATTTATATGATATAGCAGATTTGACCTCGCGCTTTAAATTATCATATAAAGGTTGCATGGCTTTCTTCCACATTTCATTTGTGGCCTTTTCGACTTTACCGGGATTCCAACGGCTTTTTGATGGCCTTTTTTGATTCTTATTTTGTTGATATTCAGTAGCCTTTTCCATAAAAATCTCATAACCATCAAAATCGTTTTCGAGATATTCTAAAAATTCTTTATAAGTCAAATTCATCCACCCTTCCTAAAACTTTTCCAACAAGCCGAATATCTTCACTGGCTGGTATATCTGGATAATCCTTATTATGAGATATTAAGCGGTCAACTCCCAATTCTTTGATAAAGCAATCATTGCCTTTTATGAAAATGCCAATATTACCGTTAGGCATTTCATCAAGTTTTTTCACAAATACTTTATCTCCATCATGATATGTGGGTTCCATACTATCACCGATTACCTCGATAACAAAATCAGCCATGTGAGCTACTGGCGTGTCGGGAACTTCAATAAGGTCCGTTGGTATATCATCAAATAAAAACATTCCTTTTCCAGCAGAGGCCATACGCTGATAATAAGTTACAACGTATCTAGGCAATGTTGCTTTATTAAGTTCTGCAAGCTGTTCTTCTTTTTCTTTTAATATTTTTGTGCGATTAAATTCCCTGTTAAGTATAAGGTCGATTAATTCCTGCCCATTTGTATCTAGGTAACGATACTTTTCTATATGTTCATATTCTGAAATAGTAACGTCATTATTTTTTTTTGGTATATTGACAACATCTTGAAATAGATAATTTGCATCAACCTGTAAAGCTTCAAACATTTTATACATAACTGGCTCTTTAGGATGGCTCGTTTCATTTTCATAGTTAGCTACAGCACCTTTAGTAACGCCAAGAAGTTTTGCAAGTTCTTCTTGTGTCATATTAAGGGCGTTACGGGCCTCCTTGATTCTTTTTCCTATTCCCACAATTACACCTCCTCTATAATCATAGAATACTCCCAGTTTCTTGAACTGTCAATAAAAAGTATAAGAAAATTGAGAAAGCATATTGACAGTTCAAGAAAAGGATAATATAATACAAATGAAGTACAAGAATCTTATACAAAAAATATGGGAGGTGGTTATTTGGTTAGGTCAATTGTTGCAGAAAATGCAAAGAAAATTATTGAGCAGAAGTGTCTAAAGCAGGGAGCTATAGCAAAGAAGGCAGATTATGACGGAAAAGTGTTCAGCAATATGCTAAATGGCAGAAAAATTATTACAGATTTAGATGTTATAAGAATTGCAAACGCTTTAGAAGTTGAACCAAATGAATTATATGGAATTGAAAAGAAAACGGAAACGGCATAATGAAAGGAAAAATACAATGGATATTGAAAGGGAAATTTCTGAGTTCAAAAAAAATGAGTTAAAAGAAGTAGAAGAATCAAGGAAGAAGGAAAAGAAACAGGTATATATAAACCCAGATTCTTTAATCGGAAAAGAAATCAAGTACCAGACTGCTTTGCTGCATGAGATACTCCATGAATTAAGGAATAGGGGATGACAAGCACCCCCTACCATAAGGTTAATTGTTGTGAGCCGGCAAAAAGGAAGAGAGGTAAGGTATGGAACGTAGAGACAAGGTATTCCTCGCGAAGAAAATTGTAAAAGAACTTTCATCGCAAGGAATAACTGTAAAGGATTTAAATGATATTTGTGACCTTGTCAAAGCAATTGCAAGTAATGAAAAAATAACACTATTTTGTGTTGAGTCTTTCAACGACTGGTTCGATTAAAGCACTTATTTTAGAATAAGCTTTTTCAAAGGCGTCAATGGAATTTTTACATGCTTCGTCCATTGAAGCGGGCTGAATATCTTGCAGACATTGATTGACACATATAAGAGATAAGTCATAAACCAATTTGTTTTTATCCGAGTAAAATTCTCCCTCCATATTTACTCGGCCCTGGCGGGGGCCTGTAAGAACAATATAAGAATTGTGTCAATGGGGGAAAGAAGGAGGTGAGAGAAATGAACAATATTCAAACAGCACTACAGAACAGAAATCACGAAAAAGAGAAGATTATGCAAGAACCTTATGAAATAGTTAAGGCCAACGAAACACCTGTGGATTATGATCTTGAAGGATCAGATATAGCGGAGAAAATATGCGAACTGCTAATAAAAAGCAAAATGAGTTATTTACAGATGAATGAAGTGCTTTATCAAGCAGACAAAGCACTCCGATACAAGGCATTATCAGATTCCTGGAAATTTTGACCCAAAAAAATGTGATAATGCAGATTCCTCTTGGCAAGTAGCTGTATACACTTCTTCTAAGGCCCGACGATATAGACAATATCCATTGCCTCAGGAGTACCAACTTGACAAGCTGATATGAATACCCAGCTTTTTTCGAGAAGAGCATTAACTTGGGACTCACCGCTTTGATCGTCCCGTATTTCTCTTATTCGATAAATTTTATCAGGCATTTATGTACCCTCCTTTCTTCTGTACTCGGCGCTGCAACGCCTGTAAGTACATTATAGACAGGAGAAACTAATAAAACAAGAGGAGGTGGGAAGCAGTATGACCATTATCAAACAGATGTATGGAAATCCAGTAATGAATGTAAAGGGAATCTGTGAACAGTTCCATATCAGCGACCGTACCGCAAGAAAATATATGAAAGAAATCGAAGCAAACAGGGAAAGATACGGAGAATTTGCTGTAATGGGCGAAGGCCCCCTGAAAAGGGTGAATTACATGGCATTTACAGACTACTGGAAATATCGCAAGATGCTGGGCGATAAAAACGCAAGGAAACATGCGCCAGAGTATGATCCCAAGGAGATAGCAAAGGCATTAGGTTTTTATGCTACGGAGGTGATGTGAAATGGAAGAGCCGATTCACGGTATGACGGATGAAGAAATCCTCCGCAAACAGTTGGAGCTGTTAGCAGAGGTGTCACAAACGGCAGTGGAGAGTAGCTTGGCACCATTAACCACTGCAATGGTTGAAATCTATAAATTATTCAATAGACCAACCAAGATGGTGACGTTCTTGGCATGTTTCTCTGTGATATGTCTTTATTTTGTCATAAGCCTTTTGGTAAATGTCAAGAAGTTCTTCAGGAGAAAGTCCTGAAATGTCCTGCTGTTGAACATAAAGCATTGCGAGTGCTTCTATTTCATTAGCAGGGAAAGATAAAAGCGTGTTATTTGACATGCTAATCTTCTTTCTTTCGTACTCGGCCCTGGCGGGGGCCTGTAAGTACATTATAGGTGGGAGCAAAAAGAAAATCAACACAGAAGACCTGACGGAGTAAGGAGAGAATCATGTGGGTTATATTTTTATTATCCGCAGCCGCATTTGGGCTGGTAGCATTATTAATCTTGTTTATAGGCCACAAAATTTACATTCGGATGCAACGGCAAAAGGAAGTATTCGATGTAGAGAAAGAGGCTTATGAAAAAATAAAAAAAGAGATCCAGGAGGAAACAGAATGAAAAAAGTGATTGTAGGAATTATTATCGCGGCGGCACTGATCGGCGGAGGATACACGGTCATGTCCATGACCCACGTAGGTCAGGGCGAAGTGGGGGTTGTTTACTCCATGAAGGGCGGAGTAAAGGACAAGACACTGGGACCAGGTTTCCATTTTGTCGGGCCGACCGATAAAGTGAAAGACTATCCGGTATCACAGCAGCAGTTGGTCCTTAGTAACAATCCGTCAGATTACGGAGAGAAAAAACATGCTGACTGGCACGTGGATGCCCCTGCAGATGGCGGGATGGTCAAACTTAATATAACTATGAATTATAATTTCCTGCCCGACAGGGTGACGGGATTATATGAAAAATTTAATGGCATGGACGGGGACGCCATAGTGGACAGTATGGTACAGAACTCCATCATTGCCTACATAAAAGAGGTCACGCCGCAGTTTTCTGTTATGGATATTTACAGCACAAAGAGGTCGGAAGTGAGCAAAGCGATCACGGAATACCTGAATGAGAAATTGGATCCGGAATATGGAATCAATGTTGCGTCAGCCCTTATCATTGATGTGCAGTTAGATGATGCACTGAAAGAAAAGGTGCAGGCAAAAGAACAGGCAAAGCAGGATGCGGAGAAAGCAGAGCTGGATAAACAGACCGCGATAGCACAGGCCGAGACAGATAAAGTAAAAGCAGAATCAGCCGCAGCGGTTGAAATTGAAAAGGCCAGAGGAGAAGCGGAGGCAAACAGACTCAAATCTGAAAGCATTACGCCAGAACTGATTCAAATGATGGAGATGGAGGCCCGCAAGGAACATGGATGGGTGACTGTCCAGGGTGCTGACACAGTAGTTAAAGAGGAGTAATAAAGAGGGCCTGCTTTTGGGGGCAGGCCCGCATGAAACAAGTACAACCAGTACCGCATATCTTTAACAGGAGGTGTTTAGCATGGCAAAGCAGAAAAAAGAGATCAAGTGCACCGCCGAATATACGGAAGGCTGTGCACAGAGATTAACAGATGCTCTGGTAGACATTTACTACCAGAGAAAGGCTTAGGGAAGACTTGGGGAAATTGAAAAATACAAGGAAGATAAAACCACCTAAGGGCGGGACCATGGGACAAGCAGGAAGGAAGATCAAAATGATACATGCAGTGATAGCTTTTATACTGGTGTGCCTTGTATATAAGCTTCCGCTCTGGTCGATCGTAGTGTTCCTGGTAGGCACTGCGGTCTCCAGGGGAGCAGCAAGGACATTTAAGGAATTGATAGAGGAATAAGATGAGAGTCATGCTTGTAGAAGAGGAAATAGTGGCCGGGATCTGGCACGTTTCGGAAGAGCTTGCAAAGAGCAATGATCCGGAGAATAACATGAAGGCAGTTGCACTGGTCTGGTGCTTGGAGGCACTGGGGCTGGACAAGCCGGAAGAAAATAAAAGGGCCCTGTCAGCGGGGGCGCGAAACAGGACCCAAGACCAAAATAGTCAAATACATAATAACAGGAGAAAGGAGAAAATGCAAGTGTACAGTACGATAGCAGAAGCAATGATTCGGAGATGGGTAGACGGGAATTTCCGGACTGGGAGCGTAAAGATATATATGAACGGGAGAAGTGCAAAAGTGGTAGATAAAAATGGGGACAGCCTTTATCTGGTCTATGATCCAGAGCAAAGAGAGGTGAACGTATATGACCCAGAAGAAATTTAGCACCCTGCAGGCAGACATCGAGCCGATCTTCCGGGAGATCGAGCAGGTAAAAGAGAAACACGGCTTGACCACATTGTCGCTGGAATCTTTCCAGCTTTCGGATCAGTACAGCGGGAGCTGCGCAGGAAAAGACGGGTTTCTGGCCCGCCGGGAATTCAAACATCGGAGGGACAGCACTACGTCGTTCAGGCTGTTGATATAAAAAAGAAAAGGCAGACCGAGGGAGCAGCCGCCTTTTCTCAAGGGTTATGATGCTTAGAAATTAAGATAAGAAGCTCATGACTGTATAGTAACACTGCCATTAAAAAATGTCAAGATATCCTCAAAAAAATTAGGGATCAGAAAATAAAAAATGGCAGAAACTGTGTGCTCTTCTGGATCATACAGTGCAAAGAAAGGCAGGTACCGAAGAAACCTGCCTTTCCTAAAGAAGGCGCCCCGAGCTACAGGGTACGATTCTATATTACTATCATGAAAAAAAGATGTCAATATATGGGGAGAAGATCCCCTTTTTATCACTTGATAAGACTATTAAACTTGAGATAACACAAGGGGAATGAGATATGAAGACGAAGCGGGTAACATATGAGTTCGCGGATGTGATCGAGCGGGAAGAATACCTTGACGGGAGGTATGGGGCCCCAGGAGAGAAAAGGAGCGTGAAGAAGAAGGCGACCCCGGAGCAGGTGGCCCAGGTGAACCAGTGGAACAAAGAGAAGAAGGCCAGGCACCGCCTGCGGAAGTATTTCAAGGTGAACGATTATCTCATCACCCTGACCTATCCAAAGGACAGACGGCCGAAAGATATGAAACAGGCAAAGGCGGATTTTCGGGAGTTTTATCTGGCCGCCGGGAAGGAATACAAGAAAAGGGGCATGGAGCTGCGCTGGATCCGGAACATCGAGTGCACCCCGACCGGGAACTGGCACATCCATGTAGCCCTGAACCGGATCCCGGATACGGACATCATCATAGAGGCGGCCTGGAAGCACGGCAGGGTAAAGGACAAGCAGCTGCTGTACCGGGAAGGGAACTTCAAGAAACTGGCCCAGTATCTGACGAAAGATGCAAAGAGCCAGGAGAAATATGTCGAGAAGGGCGTGCTGGACCATAAGGTCGTAGAAGCAAACTACTCCGTTTCTAGGAACATGCCCCTGCCGGAGCCGGAGAAAGAAAAGCTGGACCGTTGGCCAAAAGAGCCGGAGGCGCCCAGGGGCTGGTACATAGATAAAGAATCATATTTTGAGGGAAGGAACAAGGTGACCGGATTTCCTTACCGGCATTATACCCTATTCCGGATCCAGACAGGAGGAAAGCGTGAATGAGCTGATGTACCCCAAACAGGGGAAGAAGAAAAAGAGAAAGAAGCATGGGAAGAGCATCCTACAGGACCAGTCCTGTAAACAGTGCTTCCTGTGTATGCTGCTGGAAGGGGACTTCCGGGAAAAGCCGGTGCAGGACCATCATGTCTTTTATGGGAGCGGACGCAGGCAGATCAGTGAGGAGCAGGGATTCAAAGTGAACCTGTGCCTGCGCCATCATATCGACGGGGCGGAGGCCGTGCATCAGAACCGGAACTATGACCGGATGCTGAAACGAATGTGCCAGCAGGTCTATGAGCTGGATCACAGCCATGAGGATTTCCTGGGACTTTTCCATGAGGATTTCAGATGAGGAGGATAAAAGATGAAGCTGGGACAGAGGATGAGCCTGGGACAGCTGGAGGAGATGCACCAGCTGGCTCTGGAAGGGAAGAACGCGCTGCAGATCTCCAGGAGCATGGACGTGTCTCCTACGACAGTCAGGGAGTACATGAAGAAATGGGGCCTGGATGACAAAGGAGGGAAAAAACAGGGAAAATACCCGCCGCAGCTGATCGCGGAATGGGACAGATTACATGAAAGGTATGGGAAGAACGTATGAACAGAGTCGTATTGATCGGAAGACTGACCAGGGAACCGGACAGCAGGTATACACAGGGGGAGGAACCCTTTATGATCACGACCTATACCCTGGCCGTGGACCGGGCCCGGAAGAAGGAAGGGGAGGCAGAAGCGGATTTCGTCCGCTGTGTGGCCTTCCGCAGACAGGGGGATTTTGCCGCAAAATATTTCCGCCGGGGGATGAAAGTGGCCGTAAGCGGCCGGATCCAGACGGGGAGCTATGTGAATCGGGAGGGGCGTAAGGTATATACCACGGATGTCATCGTGGATGACCAGGAATTTGCAGAGAGCAGGAAGGCAGAAGAACCGGTGACGCCGGTGCCGGTGGACGAGGATGGTTTTATGCATTACCCGGATGAGGCCATGGATGACCTTCCTTTCTCTTAGGAGGCAGCCATGAAAAAAGTGAAGATAAGTATCCGGATATGTGGAAAGACAGCCACAGCGAACCTGCTCTATGTGGATAAGAGCGGGAAAACGCATAGATCTGTGAAGCAGGTGGAGAAGGGGCCTGGGGACACCCGGGCGGCAGTGGAGATAAAAGCCCTGCTGGCAGGCCTTCAGGCCCTGCGGGAGCCGGTAGAGCTGGAACTGTCCGCCCCGGCACATATAGGATCGGCGGTAAAGAATGGCTGGCTGGACCACTGGGCGGCATCCGGCGGTAAAAAGTATGATGGGAAACCGGTAAAATGCTGGGAACTATGGGAGCAGGTGCATGAGCATCTGCAGAAGCATAAGATAGGAGGAATACATGGATAAGTTAAAAACAGACGGGGATATCATGGTGTATCTCAGGAATATCAGGGACAACCTGGAGAAGATAGCAGAAAAGACTGGGCAGGAGATCCATTTATATGTAAATGGCAAGGATTACGGATTTGTAGAGACCGGAGGATATATCGCCATAAAGGTAAACGGGCGGGAAAGTTACCAATACCGGCTGGATGAGGTAAAGGACTGGAGACATGTGGAGCCGGATCAGATCGCATTTGAAAAGGGGGAAAGAACATGACATTTAGAGAAAAATTGCAACAGGAACTCCCCACGTTTGTAAATGAAAAATGGTGGGGAGGATGCAATGGTTGCCCGGATACATATGGATATGAGATAGAAAGCGATTGTATAGCATTAGATGATGAAACGGACGAAGACAAGAAAAGGCATTGCACAGAGTGCTGGGACCGGGAAGCACCGAAAGAACGGGAAGAACCGAAAGAAATGACCTTTGCGGAGATAGAGCAGGCCCTCGGACACCCGGTAAAAATCGTAGGTGATAGCCATGAGAGCGATCAGTGAGATGTATAAGCGTTCCGGAGGTACCGACTATCGGAACCTATGCGCGGAGTGTGATAACTTCTTCCGAGAGAACAGAAGATTCTGCTGCAGGCTGTACCAAGAAGCTGGAGGAACGAGGCAGTGGCAGCCACAGTGGATTGCCTGCAGGTATTTCAACCTTCCGTACCTCCCGGAACAGAATCGAGGAAAAACGGAACAGAATCGGGGAAAAGCGGAACAGAGACAGGGAGAACCGGAACGGGAAGAGACGGGACAGATCTCAGAGCAGCAGGAAGGGGTACAGATGAGTATCTTTGATTATCCGGAATATCTGTCGGGAAGGGAAAGAACATGACAAAAGGTGATAACATCAGGCGTATGCTCGCGACGGATGAGGGCATAGCTGATTTTTTTATGGAACATGGTATAGATGATGGGATTGATTTCTGCCACAGTGAAAATAAGCCGGAATGTGAGAAACTGGTAAATATCCAAGGCGGAGGGTCAGTACCGGATGAATGGTGCCGGCAGTGTCTGACCGAGTGGTTAAAGGGAGAAAGTTTTAAAGATAGGGGTGTATGAAATACTGTGTGAAAGAACAGAGAGACAATTAGAAGAGGTATATCAGAGCAGAAAGCCTTATTTGAGTAAAAAGGGTGAATGCGAGGAATTACATGATGTTTGGATGAAGAGATCAGGTCAAATATCAATATCAGAATACATGCAGGCCAGAGACAATACACCTATACGACATTGCGGCCAATGTGTCTGCCGGAGCTGCCTGTACTGGTGGTCAAGTCGTTGCCTATACGGTGAGTGCTATGATGATTACCGGGCAAAGGTGGAGCCATACGACAAGGCTCATCCAGATAAGCCGCCACGGACTGCCTGGAGCAACTGGGATAAGCCGGGAGAGCAGGCGCACTGGTGTAGAGGCGGGATATTTTATCCGGTCCATTACTGCCCAGGGTTTACAAAATATAAAGGCTGCCAGGTAAAGGAGTGTCTAAAGTGCAATGTGGCAGTGTATCAGGATGGGTACATAGCATGTAGTCTGGTGGATACTCTGGGCTGTACGGCGTGCTATCAAGAATTTGAGGATAGATTGGAGGAGAGCCATGAGTAATGCGAAGTTAAAGCCATGCCCATTTTGTGGTTGTAAAGAAAAGTTCTCAGCAGAGATACCCACAAAAAGAGGAAAGGTATATCAGATTATATGCTGCCACTGCGGGGCAAAGACAGGGAGAAAGAAAACGGAAGAAGAGGCAATAGCAGCCTGGGAACGTCGATATCATATAGAACAGGAGAAAATAGGATGAAGATAAGAGTGACGACAGAAGGTAAGAGTGTAGCGATAGACTTAGAGAAGAAGCTGGGAGAAAAGGTATTCAAAGCGATCGTGCTGCAGTTACTGCAGGCAGATGGAATGGACCAGGGGCAGCAGTCGGAAACACTGGTGAAGGAGCAGCTGCCAGGAATACCGGTGCAGATCCAACCGAGAGCAAGAGTGAAAGAAAAGCCAGAAGATTCAGAAGAACCATCTAAGAAGCTGGGAGGTGCGTATACATACAAAGGATTCTTGTATTTAAAGTGCCCTTCCTGCGGGCATACAAGAGGATTTTGTACAAAGAAAGAGATAGGAGGATATCATTGTGAACTATGCGGAGCATATCACCCATTTACAGAAGAATTGAAACAGCTGCAGGTGAATTGCCAGTGCGGGAGAAAATTTGAATATATGACCAACAAAGAGGAAAAGATGTTCGATATCAATTGTATAGACTGCGGAGGTCCCGTAGCTGTGAACTATAACGAAAAGAAAGAGATTTATGAGACGATCAGATAAAGAGGAAGGAGAAGAAGTGTGATGGGAGCACCACAGATCATATATGCAGTTTTATTAGGGTTCAGCATAGCGGACAGTTTTGCTAATAACGGGCGGATCAGAGCCGGAAAAGTGAGTTTCGGTCAAACATGTATCAGATGTCTGCTCACTTTGGGGATTTTATGGTGGGGAGGATTTTTCGGATAGACAGCAGGAGGTGAGGCCGTTGGAGAGTAAGATGACCAGGAAGATGTTAGATGATTACATAAAGATAAAAAGAGAGATCCCGGTCCTGAAGATGGAGATTCAGGAGATGCAGACAGGGGAAGGCGGCCTGATAAGCAGCACCGTGTTTGATTATCAGAGAGGATTTCCACGGGCACAATCTGTGGTCGGCATGGACTGGAAACTCTTCGAGAAGAGAAAAAAGATCCTGGAGCAGAAGAGGAAGAGAGCCAGGGCGGTAGAGATGTGGATCGAATCGATAGAGGACGGACAGACCCGGTGCGTGTTCCGAATGTTCTACATGGAGGGAATGACCTGGGAGCGGATCGCGGCCAAAACAGGATATCAAAGCAGTCCGGACTATCCCCGTTTGATGATACGGGATAAATATTTAAAAAAGTGTGGGATAAAATAGATTCTATACATCAGCCACTTATTTGTGCACGTGATAATACGTATAAAAAAGATTGACATACGTAATAATACGTGATATAATAAAAATATGATAAGGAAAGGAGATACGAGGAAATGCCAATGACTTCAAAGGAGATGATAAAACATCTGAAAGACAACGGCTTTGCAGAGGTGAGTCAAAATGGTTCCCATGTAAAAATGAGAAACCAGGCGACTGGAAAGCAAGTGATCGTACCTTATCATTCCAGATCTTTGAAAAAGGGGCTGGAACAGGCTATATTGAAACAGGCAGGGCTGAGATAGTGCCCTGCCTTCGGCAGGAGTATGGAGGTAGGAAGCATGAAAAAAACATTTTATCCGGCTGTTTTTCATAAGGCAGAAGAGGGAGGATACTGGGTATCATTCCCTGACTTTCCGGAATGCCTGACGGAGGGGGATGATATGGCGGAAGCGTATGAGATGGCAGTTGATGCGCTGGGCCTGGAACTCACAGATAGGATAAAGCGGAAAGAAGAGGTACCGGCTGCAAGGGAAGCGGATCAGGTAGATACAGAAGACGGGGTGCTGGTCATCGTAGAATTCGATCAGGAAGCATATAGAAGAAAGCACAGCAGCAGGGCAGTCAAGAAGACATTAAGCATTCCGGAATGGCTGGATGAAGAGGCAACGGCAAGGGATATCAATTTTTCTCAGGTGCTCCGGGAGGCACTGCTGGAGAAGATAAATGCAGGATGAGTAACAGAAGAAAGTGATAGATAGGATAGCAGTTTAGAGCAGACAAGGGCGCATTCCTTTCCGGGAACGTGCCCTTTTGACGTCGGGAAAATATGAGATAAAGTGTAAGTAGTTTGTGTTATATTAACAATAGATACCGTAGGCGACACCAAATGGCTCATTTGGAGGTTGACTATCCTCCTTTTTGTAATTTGGCTACTGGGTGTTGTAATTTTGTTGGTGTATCAAACTCAGGCGGCAACGATTAGTATAATGTAATTCATGATGTTTAGGAGAAATCTTATACATAAAAAACCAAGCACTCAAGGTACTTGGTTACTTGCTGAAAGTGTTACCACAGTTCAGCTGGTTTATAATTCTTTCTCGACAATTGAATTATAACACTGTGGTATACCTTTTTCAAGTGATTCCTTTGACTTATAAGGGCGCCTTCCTTTCAGTGAAGGTGCCTTTTTAGTGTATTATAGAAAAAATATAAGATAAAGTGAAAATAGTTCGTTTTATTCGTTGGATTCGTTTTATACTAACAATAGAGCCACTGGGCGGAACCAAACGGCTCATAATCCCCTTACATTTATGTAGTCCCCTTTGTTTTCCAGCCGTCAGGTGTCACAGCCTGGCGGCTGGTTTTTAATCAGAAAAAAAGAAGATAGAACATCAGAGCGTCCAGCAGAAGTGCTGGGCGCTCTTTCTATGGGCAGGAGGCGGAAGATGGATTACCAGTCAGGGAAATGGAAGAAGAAGCGGGCACACATCCTGCGGCTGGACGGCTACCGGGACCGGGTGGCAGCCATGTACGGCAGGAGCGGGGACGCGGACACAGTGCACCATATCTATCCGGCAGAGGAATACCCGGAGTATGAATGGATGGACTGGAACCTGATCTCTGTGAGCCGCGCCACGCACAACCGGTTAGAGAACCGGAAGACCGGAGAATTGACAAAGGAAGGACGGATGCTGCAGCGTCTCATCCGTCCGATGGAAGATTGGAGGAAAGGACATGGATGAATTATTAAAGGCATTACGGGAGGGCACGGTCAAGTCCGGGGATACCAGGCAGATCGATCTGGTCAATGAACTGGGCAGACAGATCAAAACCCTGCAGCAGCAGGCGGACACGATGCCGGTGAGAGTACTGGAGGAGAGCTGTGAAGCGATGCTGCCATATGGATGCAGCATCCATATCCAGGAGATGCAGGTGCATATCTATCGGGAGAGCCCCCCTGGTCCCGAAAAAGAGGCCTGAGGCTCCTCTACTGGGGGAGTACCTGTTCTTCCATCTCCGATGGAAAAAAGAAAAAGGGGGGAAACCCGTGAAAAAACAGACTATGAGCCGGAAGCGGAATGCGCTGTACCGGGAGACAAAAGCCGGCATGGAGGCGCTTGGGACATATAAAAGTGAGTTCGAGGCGCCTATCAAAAGGTACGTGGAACTGCGCCTGCAGTACGACATATTGAACGAAAAATGGTATGAAAACGACTGCCAGATCACAGAGGTATACACGAACAAGGCGGGGGCAAAGAACCAGAGGAAGACGGCACTCTATCTTGCCCTGGAGACCATGCGCAGGGAGCTGACGGAGATGGAGAATGTTCTGGGGCTGACCCCGAAGGGGCTGAAGCTCTTAAAGACAAAGGGACTGGAAAAGAAGAAAGGCGGCGCACTGGCAGAAGCGCTCCGGAAGGCAGATGGAGAAGTATAAAAACTGGGATGCCGTCATGGGGTATGCAAAGGGTGTGGTGTCGGGGAAGATCCGGGCGAACAAATACCGGATCCTGGGCTGTGCAAGGTTCCTAAAGGACTTAAAGAACCCGGCCTATGACTTTGACCCCAATGACGCGGAGTTCTGCATCCGCATCATCGAGAGCACTCTCTGTCACCAGCAGGGAGAAAAGCGGGACGCTACGCCTCTGCGCGGGACCCCGTTCCTTTTGATGGACTTCCACAAGTTCATCGTTTATAACCTGCTGGGGTTCAAGATAAAAGGGACAAAGGTCAACCGGTTCCATGAAGCACTCATCTTTATCCCTAGAAAGAACGTCAAGACCAGTTTTGCAGCAGGGCTGGCGTATGCCCTGGGCCTTTTGTACCGGATGTCCGGTTCCAAGATCTACGTGGTGGCCGCTGCGCAAAAGCAGACCATGGAGACCTTTGGGTTCTTGAAATACAACATCACCCGCATGGGAGAAGAGGAGACTTTCCGGATCATCGACAACAACAACGAGCATTCCATCAGCGCCGAGATCGGAGGAGGCCTCTTCAGCCTGCAGGCCCTGGCTGCGAACCCGGATGCCCAGGACTCTTTCAACTGTAACGTAGCGATCGCGGATGAGATCCACGCGTTCAAGAGGCCGAAGCAGTACAACCTGTTCAAGGAGGCCATGAAGGCATATTCCAATAAGCTGATGATCGGCATCTCCACGGCGGGAGATGACCCCAATGGATTTTTAGCGAACCGGGTGAAGTATTGCAAGCGCGTCCTGGATGGACAGGTGGAGGATGAACAGTATTTCATCTTCATCTGTGAAGCGGATCCCCAAAAGGGGGAGGACGGGAGCGAATACATCGACTACCTGGATCCTACAGTCCATGAGATGGCCAACCCGGCTTATGGGGCGTCTATCCGTCCGGAAGAGATGATGAACGACGCGATGCAGGCCCAGAACGACCCGCAGCAGAGGAAGGACTTCTTTGCAAAATCCCTGAACGTCTTCACAAGCTCTGTGGATACTTACTTTGACATGGCAGTCGTGCAGGCATCGGATGAGAAGTATGACTGGAGCCTGGAGGAACTGGCAGCGCTGCCGGTGACCTGGTACGGCGGGGCGGACCTCTCCCTGATGCATGACCTGACAGGAACGGCCCTTCACGGCCGGTACAAGGATATCGATATCGCGATCACCCACGCCTTCATGCCAGCTGCGCTGGCAGCCCAGAAAGCCGATGAGGACAGCATCCCATTCTTCTGGTGGGAGGAAAAGGGATGGCTGACCCTGTGCAACGGCACCGTCATCGACTATGAGGAGCCGGTGATGTGGTTTTTGAAAATGAAAAAAATGGGCTTTAAGATCAAGTGGGTTGGTTATGACAGACGGTACAGCCGGGAGTTCGTCCTGAAGATGAAAAAAGCCGGATTCCGGGTACGGGATCAGTCCCAGCGGTACGTGGAGAAGACGGAGGCCTTCCGCGAGATCGAGAACAAGTATAAGGAACAGAGGTTTTATTACTGCCATAACCGCGCCTATGAATACTGCATCCAGAACGTGAAGGCTATTGAGGACAGCGATGACTTTGTACGGTTCGAGAAAGTGGAGAAGCACCTGCGCATCGACTTGTTCGATGCGGACGTCATCGCGGCAAAGCAGATGCTGATCGATATCGAAAAGAAGCAGAAGGCGAGCGAATGGTTTTCATAAGGAGGAGACATGGCAAAGAAGAAAAAGAAACAGACCCGTGCAGAGCCGGTATCTTATCTGTGCAGCATGGAGGCGTATGAGACCTTATGCTGCAGCGGCTATACCAGCCTGGCCGACAATCCGGAGATCATGGCAGGGGTGGGTAAGATCTGCGACCTGATCTCCAGCATGACCATTTATCTGATGGGGAACACAGAGAACGGGGACGTGCGGATCCGGAATGAACTGGCGAAGAAGATCGATATCCATCCGAACCGGTACATGACCCGGAAGACCTTTATCTCCGCCGTCGTGCGCACGCTCCTCTTGGAGGGAGAGGGGAACAGCATGGTGTTCCCGGTGACAAAGGACGGGTACCTGGAAGACCTGGTGCCGGCAAGACCGGGGAGCGTATCTTTTCTGCCGGACGGATACGGGTACCGGATCTTATATGAAGGACAAGAATATGATCCGGACGGGGTACTCCATTTCGTCATCAATCCGGATCCCTCTTATCCATGGAAGGGGACCGGGCACCGGACCGCCTTAAAGACCGTGGCGGACAGCCTGAAACAGGCGGTCAAGACAAAGAAAGGCTTTATGGAGAGCAAGTGGAAGCCATCCATGGTAGTGAAGGTGGATGCTCTAACGGAGGAGTTCGCCGACCGGAAAGGCAGGAAGGAACTGCTGGAGAGCTACCTGGAGACATCCGAGGCAGGAGAGCCATGGATGATCCCGGCGGAACAGTTCGATATCAAGGAGATCCGGCCGCTGTCCTTAAATGACATTGCCCTGCCGGATTCCGTGCGGCTGGATAAACGGACCGTGGCGGCCATCCTGGATATCCCGTCTTTTCTGGTGGGGGAAGGACAGTTCGATGAAAAGGAATGGAACAACTTCATCAATACCCGTATCCGTACGCTGTGCGCCGCACTGGAGCAGGAACTCACCCGGAAGCTCCTGCTGAGTCCGGACTGGTATTTCAAGTTCAACCTGCGATCCCTGTACGCGTATGACATCAACACCCTGTCGAACGTGGGGAGCAACCTTTACACCAGAGGGATCATGGCCGGGAACGAAGTCCGGGACTGGATCGGGCTGTCACCGAAAAAAGGCCTGGATGAGCTGATTATCTTAGAGAACTATATCCCCCAGGGGATGATCGGGGACCAGAAAAAACTGATACAGGGAGGTGAGGAAGATGCGTGAGGAACGCGGAAATGAGATGCGGCAGATGAAAGGAAAGATATCGAAGTTCGAGACACGGGAGGATTCCGAAGACCTCTATATCTCCGGATATTTTGCCGTCTTCGGCTCAGACTATGAGCTTTGGCCAGGGGCCACGGAGAGCGTGGCGGACACAGCCTTTGACGGAGCGCTCTCGGATGACATCCGGTGCTTAGCGGACCATGAGACACGCCTGGTGCTGGGAAGGACCCGGGCCGGCACCCTGACGCTCAAGACAGACAGCCGGGGGCTGTGGGGCGAGGTTCGGATCAACCGGAACGATATGGACGCCATGAACCTTTATGAGAGGGTGAAGCGCGGGGACGTGGATCAGTGTAGCTTTGGGTTCGATATCCTGGATGAGGAGTTCGAGGACCGTGGGAACGAGGTACACTGGACCATCAAAAAAGTGAAACTGTATGAAGTATCCATTGTGACCTTCCCTGCATACACGGAGACTTCCGTGAGTGCCAGGAAGAGCCAGATCGAGACGCTGCGCAGGCGCAGCCTGGAAGCCTGGCGGGAACGGATGTTAGGAAGACTGAAAGGAGAATGAAGATGGCATTACGGGCATTGCTGTTAAGGAGCAGACTGGACAAGAAGAAAAAAGAGCTGGAGGAGCTGCGGGGACAGGACGCGGACTTCGCTAAGAGGGAAGCGGAACTGGAGGCTGCGATCCAGGAGATGACGGAGGAGACCACAGAAGAGGAGCGGAAGGAAGTCGAGGACCAGACAGAAGCCTTCCAGAAGGAAAAAGAAGAACATGAACAGAAGACGGGAGAGCTGGAGCGGGAGATCGAGCGGATCGAGGGCGAGATCAAGGAAGAAGAGGCGCGCAGCGCAGTACCGCCACAGCCGGTAGCACCCGCAGCACCCGCAGGACCTGCAGCCGGTGCGCCGCAGACAGAAAGAAAGGGAGAAAGGACCATGACCATGAGAGGAAAGAGATTTGAGGACATGAGCATCCAGGAGAGAGAGAGCATGTTCAGCCGTTCGGAAGTAAAAGAATTTGTCACAAGAGCCAGGGAGGTCATCTCGAACCGTCGTGCAGTGGGGAACACGGAGCTGATCATCCCGGAGATCATGCTGCCTATGCTGAACCAGATCGTATACGGGACATCGAAATTGTTAAAGTATACAAGCCATGATGTGCTGCCGGGAACGGCCAGGATGGTGATCGCTGGGGAAGACCCGGAGGGTGTGTGGACGGAGCAGTGCGGGACACTGAACGAGCTGACTTTAGGGTTCACGGATGTGGAAATGGACGGCTTTAAAGTAGGCGGATTTTTCAAGGTGTGCAATTATATCTTAGAGGATAATGACGCCGATCTGACCGGGCGCCTCATGAACGCTCTGGGCACGGCTATCGCTAAAGCCTGTGATAAGGCGATCGTATACGGAAAAGGTGCGAAAATGCCTCTGGGCTTTGTGACCCGCCTGGCCCAGGAGACGAAGCCGGATAGTTATTCCGAGACCGAGAGGGAATGGGAGGACCTGCATACCAGCAACCTCATCACTGTGACCGGAAAAAAAGGCGTGGACCTCTTTAAGGAGATCGTAAAGGCTACCAAAGCCATCGCCAATGATTACAGCAAGGAAGGCCTGGTGTGGATCATGAACAAGTCCACCCACGTGGACCTGGTAGTGGAGGCCATGGGCAGCAACATGGCAGCAGCCATCGTGTCCGGGATGTCCGATACCATGCCGGTGATCGGGGGCGCTTTAGAGGAACTGGAGTTCATGGAGGACGGTGATATCGCCTTCGGCTACCTGGGCAGCTATAAGCTGGTCGAGAGAAAAGGGATCACTCTGGGCCAGTCCGAACATGTGAAGTTCTTAGAAGACCAGACCGTGTTCAAGGGCACGGCCAGGTATGACGGAAAGCCGGTCATCGCGGAGGCCTTCGCGATCCTGAACATAGCGGGAAAAGCACCAACGACCGCCGCCACTTTCCCGGAAGACAAAGCGAATACATCCGAAGAGACAAAATGAAGTCCGAATGAGATAGAGAGGAAGGGCAGCTATGAAAAGGGAAGAACAGCTGGACATCCTGAAGATGGATCTGCAGCTGATGACGGATATACAGGACGAATACCTCAGGAAGCTGCTGGAGCTTTCGGAAGGGGAGATCCGGCGGGAAGGGATCAAGCTGGATGACAGCGTGGAGAGCGGCATGGTGCAGGTGCACTATGCGGCCTGGCTCTTCCGAAAGCGTGCTGCGAACGTGAACGAGACGGGGATGCCGCGCTTCCTGCGCTACGAACTCAACAAAAGGCTCATGAGCCAGGTCATGGGAGGGAAGAAAAATGACATTTGATGACGGAAAGCTGGAGATCTATCGGACGGTCAATGCGGCAGATCCTGGGGAAAAGCCCAGGATGGAACTGCGGTACCAGAGCTCCCATGCCTTCGGTTATGAGACCGTGGGGATCAGCCGCTATTATACTGCCCTGCAGGCAAAGGAGAAGATCGAGGAGGTCGTGCACATCTGGAGGGACCGCACGATCCATACGGACGATGTCTGCCGGATCGAGGGCGCATCCTTCCGGTGCGCCATGGTCCAGCATGTCCTGGATGAGAACGGGCTCAAGATCACGCGGCTGTCCCTGGAAAGGCTGGGAGAAAGATGATCGGACAGGCAGTGGACAAGGTAAAGGAGGCACTTCTGGAGGTCACGGAAGAGGTATCCCACTATGAGGCCAGTCAGAAAGGCTGCCACTACATTGTATATGCAGAGGACGGCGAAGGCGCAGGTGTGCATGGGGACAACCAAAAGCTGCTCCAGAGCATAGAGGGGACCATAGACCTGTATACCAAAAAGGACAGAGATCCATGGGTGGAGGGGATACAGAGGGCACTCAAGAGAAAGCGCATCGCTTTCCGGCTGTCAGAGATCTCTTATGAGCAGGAGACCGGGTATCTCCACTACCAATGGATCTTTGAGACCAGTTAGAGGAGGAGACAGTATGGCCGTCATGCAGATCAAGGGTATGGAGGAATATACAAAAAAGATCAAGGACCTGGCAAAGAACGAGGAAAAGGTCATCAAAACGAGTGTATATGTAGGGGCTGGTGTGATCGCAGATGCGGTAAAGGCAGCACTCAAGACATTACCCGTGGAGGAAGGCGGGAACGGACTCCCGCCTTTTGGAACACCGGAACGTCCGATATCAGGGGTATCCAGGCAGCAGAAGGGAGACCTTATAGACGGTATGGGCCTGGCGCCCATCAAGGAGTCAAAGCCGGGGTATATCAGCACAAAGCTGGGATGGGCCGGATACGGCCGAGTGAAGACAAAGAGATATCCAAACGGTGTGCCAAACCAGATGCTGATGCGCGCCGTGGAAGGCGGGACTTCCTTTCGCAGGAAAACCCTGGTGGTGCGTAAGAGCGCCCGGAAGGCGAAACAGCAGGCCGTAGAGGCCATGGGCAGACGGGCAGAAGAAGAGATCAGAAAGGAGATATGACATGGCGATCAAAGGATTATCGATCCCGGTGTGTGGGACCTATAAAAAAGAAGAGGACAGGGTGTCCTATGAAGAGCCGTTTGTGGCGGACCATGCTGTAGAATACGGCGTGTCCTGGGAGATGGGGGACGATGCGCCCTTGTACGGGGACAACAAGACCATCGAGAATGCCAGAGGGACCTTTAAGAGCGGAGAGCTGACCCTGGGCACGGCAGACCTGCCGCAGGAACTCTCTATGAAGATCCTGGGGCTGAAAGTAAAAGAGACAGAGTTCGGGCCGGAAGGGGAAAAGATCCAGGTAAAAGAACTGACCTATGACGATGATATGAAAGCACCGTACCTGGGGTTTGGGATCATCGAGGAGCATCAGATCGATGATGTGGACCAGTACCGGGCAGTTTTCCTGCCGAAGGTATGCTTCAATCTGCCGGAGGAGGCAGCGACCACCCGCGGGGAGAGCGTGGAGTGGCAGACGAAGAGCGTCACAGCTAAGATCCTCCGGTCCGACGCCGTGGATGAGGAGAACAAGCATCCCTGGATGCAGGACGCCTGGTTCACGAAGGAGTCGGAGGCCGTGGAGTACCTGATGTGGAAATGCGGGAAGAAATGGGAGGGCGGTCTATGATCAGTTATCTGGAGATCGCCGGGAAGAGATATCCCATGTCTTTTTCCCTGGGAGCGCAGAAGGCCATCGTGGCCAGGTACGGCGGTATGGAATGTCTGGGAGATCTGAGGAGCAGAGGACTGGATGAGCAGGATATGGACATGCTCATCTGGATGACGGAACTGCTGATCGCGCAGGGATGTGCATATAAAAATTATTTTGAAAAAGATATCCCGGCACCGAAGGACGCGCCGGTGGATGCGGATGGAAAATGGATCCCACTTCCGGCGGAGGCCATCGAGGTGGGGATCACGGAACTGGGAGGCCTGGCGGTCCTGGTAAAGAGCATCCTGCAGTGCATCGGGATCTCCAAGAAACAGGAAGTCGAGGCAGAGCCTGTGGAGGGCACCGTAAAAAACGCAGAGACCACGCAGGGCCGCTGAGCTTTGCGTGGTATGACTTCTGGGGAAGAGAACTAGGAGCGCCGGTCCTGGAATATTCCTGCATGCCTGTGGGAGAGTTCCTGGACTTGATCGCTGTATGCCAGATCCGGAACGGAGCCGCACGGGAAGCAGAAAAGAACACGGGATACATCCCGGATTTGAGGTGAGAAGATGGCATATGACATAGGCCCCCGGATCGGGATCGATGGGGAAGCGGAATTTCGGAAACAGCTGAATAATATCAATACGTCCCTTAGGACCCTGGGGACGGAGATGCAGAAAGTCGTATCGGAATTTGCAGAGAATGCGAATGGCCAGGAGGCACTCATCGCAAAGAACCAGGTGCTCACGAGCAGTATCGAGAAACAGAGGGAACAGCTTGAGGCATCCAAGAAAGCCTTGGCAGAGGCTGCGGAAAAATACGGAGAAAATGCCACGGAGACCTTAAAGTGGCAGCAGGTGGTGAACCGTTCCGAGACTGAACTCAATAAGCTGGAAAATGAGCTGAAGCAGAACAGTACCGCCCTGGAGGAGATGGAACAGGGGCTGCGGGATGTGGAGACCGGTATGGAGGTCAAGGCTGGAGCAGAGTATGAGCGTCAATTGAGTGAGATCGACACGGCATTGCAGACCCTGGGGACGGAGATGCAGAAAGTCACATCCAGGTACGCGGAAAATGCGAATGGCCAGGAAGCACTCCTCGCAAAGAACAAAGTCTTGAACACTTCTATCGAGACTCAGAAGCGGAAGCTGGAGGCCTGCAAGAAGGCCCTGGCGGATGCTTCCCGGGAATTCGGGGAAGGGTCCACGCAGGCCATGAAGATGCAGCAGGCAGTGAACCGTTCCGAGACTGAACTCAATAAGCTGGAAAATGAGCTGAAGCAAAACAATACCGCCCTGGATGAGATGGAACAGGGGCTGCGGGATGTGGAGACGGGGCTGCGGGATGTAGCGGATGCGGCAGAAGATGCCGAAAAGGAGAGCAGTTCCTTTGGAGACAGCTTAAAAGCGAGCATCCTGGGAAATGGGATCGTGGAAGGGGTGAAGGGCATCTATTCCGCTATCTCCGGCCTTATGGAAGAAACAAAGGAATACCGGAAGATCATGTCCAGTCTGGAGGTGTCCAGTAAGAAAGCCGGGTACAGCACGAAAGAGACCACGGAGAGCTATAAGACACTTTACGGGGTACTGGGGGATGACCAGACCGCAGCGACCACCACAGCGAACCTGCAGGCCCTGGGCCTGAGTCAGGATAAGCTGACTCAGCTCATCAACGGTACGGTCGGCGCGTGGGCGAATTATGGGGATTCCATCCCCATCGACGGCCTGGCGGAAGCAATCAACGAGACGGCAAAAGTGGGGACCGTGACTGGTACCTTTGCAGACGTACTGAACTGGGCGGGGACCAGCGAAGACGCGTTCAATGAGCGCCTGGCAGCCTGCGGTTCCGAATCTGAGAGGACAAACCTCATCATGCAGGAGCTGGCCGATCAGGGGCTGATGCAGGCAGGCAAGGCATGGCAGGAACAGAACAAAGATTTGGTGGCTGCGAACCAGGCGGCTGCGGATTTTGACCAGGGTATGGCCCAGATGGCAGAGCGTTTATCACCGGTGACAGTATCGGTACAGGAGGGGATCAATCAGATCCTGCAGAAGGTCTTGGAGTTGACAGAGGGCGCAGACTTTGAAGAGCTGGGAGAGGTCATAGACGGCGCATTTGATTTTCTCGTGGAGGATATCATCCCCTTAGTGGTGGAGTTTGTTGGCTTTCTGATCGATAACAAGGATTCTGTGGCTGGGGCCCTGGAGACCATCGGTGTAGGGTTCGCAGCCTGGAAACTGACCTCGCTTGCATCGGGACTTATCGGTGTCCTCAATGGGACGACTACGTTGTCGACGGTACTGCCGGGGCTCACAGGCGGAGTCACAGCATTGAACAAGGCAATCTCGGCAAACCCGATTGGATTTGTGATCACGCTGATCCTTATGTTGGTAACAGCTGTGGTCCATCTCTGGAATACGAATGAGGATTTCAGGAACAATGCAACGGCGCTCATGGAGGAGTTGAAGGAAAAAGTATCCAATATGGTGGAGAGCGTAAAGAGATTTTTTGGGAACCTTGCGGACAGTGCGAAAGAAATGGGCGGGAACATCAAGGATGCCGTGGTAGATGGATTTGAGAAAGCAGTGGATTACATCAAGTCTTTACCAGGCCGGGCCAAGGAATGGGGGAAGGACTTCATACAGGGTATCGTAGATGGCATAAAAGGAATGATATCAAAATTAAAGAACGCCGTAAAGGATGTGGCCGGTACGATCGCATCCCATCTGCATTTTTCCGTGCCGGATGAGGGACCGCTCACCAGCGCGCCTGAGTGGATGCCGGATATGATCGGCCTCATGACGAAAGGATTAAAGGACAGCCGTCCGGAGCTGATGCGTGCTGTCCGGGAATTGGCCAGTGACATGCAGGGTACTATGGACCTGGGAAAGAACACCATGACCTACAGCGCACAGGTCAGCCAGCCGGTATACATCTATAACACCGTAGATCTGGACGGAGAACCCATCTACCGGAAGACAGAGCAGTATATTGGAAACAAACAGAGGAGCAGGATGGTGGTGAGAGGAAGATGAGATATGGATATGACTTAGAATATGCCGGGGTCCGGGCGGAGAGCCTGGGGATCTATGTGGTGCGGAGGCCGGATATACCGGCCCCGGAGTATGATATGGAGGCCATCGTCATCCCTGGAAGGGACGGCGTGCTCCATAAGGATAACCATAGGTATCATCCCATAGAGATCACGATCGAGTTCAATTACCTGGAAAAGCCGGAAGCCTGGGCAGAAAAATGGAGGCATGTCAAGCGGTGGCTGTCCGCCCGGAATGCACGATTGTGCCTGTCGGATGACGCGGACTATTTTTATCACGTGTATGCGGTACGCCTGGAGACCAATGCCAGGACTGCGCGGGAGCTGGGAACGTTCAGTGCGGTCTTTTCCTGTGATCCGTACCAGTATCTGAAAACAGGAGAGATGGAACAGGAGCAGGATCTGGCGGATGCTGACCTTCTGGCTGCGGACGGAAGTCCGATCCTCGAAACGGGCGGCGAGCAGATCCTGACGACCTGTCGGATGGCGGTACTGCAGAACCCCTTTGACGGATGCTGCCCGCTCTTCCGGATCACCGGGGAGGGGACCTGCAGTTTTTCCGTGAACGGGAACTGGATGGAGGCGGCGGTCGACGGGGAGATCTTTATCGATACCGAGCGGGAAGCTGCCTACACACCAAAAGGAGAGCTGGCCGGCCGGAAGGTGTCGGGGGATTACCGTGCCATGCGCTTCCTGCCGGGACACAATGAACTGACGACCAGCGGAGATTTTACGATATACATCACACCGAGGTGGAGAGAAGTATGATACAGATCTATGAGGCCGCAAACCAGGCCTATGAAAAGAATGGAGACGCTGTCCTGCACCCTTTATCATGTACGGTGTCAGAAGTCCTGAAGGGGACCTGGGAGATGTCCCTGCAGAACCCTTATGATGAGAACGCGGGCCTGATCAGATCCGGAGCTGTCATCAAGGCAGATACCAACATTGGGAAAGGGCAGCTGTTCCGTATATATAAACACGAAAGATCAGAGAATGGCGTGAACGCCTCGGCCTACCCGATCTTCTTTGATGCGGGGAAAAATACAGCCATCCTGGACAAACGCCCCACCAACAAGACCGGGGATGAGGCGCTGCAGATTCTGACCCAGGGGACGCCGTACACAGCCGAGTCTGACATCCGGAGCGCACGCACGGCCTATTACCAGAAAGTGAACCTGATGGAGGCCCTGTGCGGGGAGGATGAGAACAGTTTCATCAACCGATGGGGAGGCGAACCCATCTATGACAACTACCACGTGACGATCAACAGCCGTGCGGGCGGGGATCATGGAGCCAGAGCAGCCTTCGGCTATAACCTGCAGGGGATCACAGAGCGTGTCCGTTTTGATGACGTGGTGACCCGCATCATCCCGGAAGCCTACAATGGCTATATGCTGGAAGGGGAGAGGCCATGGGTGGACAGCCCGAACATAAAGAAATACCCCATTGTCTATACCAAAGTGGTCCAGTACAGTGAGATCAAGCTGCAGGAGGACTGTACCGGAGAGGATGAGACCGGATATCCGGATCTGGAGAGCCTGCGGAAAGCGTTAAAGGAACGGGCGATGCAGGACTTCGAGGTGGGTATCGACAAGCCGGAGGTCTCCTATGATATCGAGTTCTTCCCTCTAGAGGACACGGTGGAATATGAGGACCTGAAAGACCTGGTGCAGATCGGCCTGGGAGACAGTGTGGAGTGCGAGAACAAAGGGCTTGACATCATCACGAAAGGGAGGGCGACCAGCCTGACCTATGACTGCATTCGGGAGAAGGTATCCGCCCTGCATGTGGGGGACATCGAGAGCAGCTATTTTGACGACATGTCCCTGGTTATGCAGGCAGCGGCGGATGCAATCACCAAAGAGGGAGGCCTCAAAGGAGAAAAGATCATAGGGATCATGAACGCAGCCGTCACCCAGCTGCGGGCGCAGCGTACCCAGGCGAAAAAGCTGGACGTGGTGGCCATGCTCTGTGAAGACACGGACCCGAAGAGTAAGAACTATGGGGCTATGTGCATCGGGACGAAAGGGTTCATGATCGCGTCGGAGCGTACCGCAGATGGAAAGGACTGGGACTGGAGGACATTTGGGACAGGCTATGGGTTCATCGCGGACTGTATCGTGGCCGGCCTTTTGGCATCCAGGAACTACAACGAGGAGACTGGGGAAGGGTTCTATATCAACCTGGATACCGGGGAGATCTCCATGAACAATGCGCGGCTGAAGGGAGAGATTGAATCCAAACGTGCGGAATACGGACTGTACGTGAGCATCACGCCGGGGGAAGTAAACCTCTTATCCGATTATAACGGGAAAACGGTGAGCGTATTCCGGCTGAGCGGAGGAGCCGTACTAGACGAGGCGACCGGAGACCTGAGGGGGATAAGCCCCTCGCTGACTCTGGGGCCGAAGAGCGGCTCTTTCGTGATCCAGTTTTCAGACAGCATTCTGAACGCGTGGAAGTTCGGGAAGACAGGAGCGAAAGACAGTGGGACCTACATCCAGGGGACCAAGAGTGGGCGTGCAGAATTTTCGGATGGGACCTACTTGGAATTTGCGAACGGATACTGTATAGGCGGCAACACCAAAAGTGGGAGCTTTTAGGAGGACAAAAGATGACACTTATTATAAGTAATATATACCTGGAGCGGTCGCAGATGACGGACAATGCCCAGTACATCGCGGACTATCTGATCGGGAATGGCTGGACCCAGAATGCGGTGGCGGGGATCCTGGGGAACATGGAGCAGGAATCCACCATGAATCCAGGACTGTGGCAGGACCTCAAATATGAGAACATGTCTGGAGGGTACGGTCTGGTGCAGTGGACGCCGGCAACGGAATATACCTCCTGGGCTGACCGGAACGGCTACCCCTGGGGTGGAGACACCAGCAGTCCGACCGTTTACGTGAACGGCCAGCTGGAACGGATCTTGTGGGAAGTCCGGTATGACCAGCAGTGGATCGCCACGTCAGCCTTTCCTTTTTCATTTACCGCTTTTACCCAGTCCGGGGAAGCTCCGGAATATCTGGCAGAAGCTTTTATGAAGAACTATGAGAGACCCGGGATCCCGGAGCTGGAAAAGAGAAAACAGAATGCCAGGTACTGGTTTGAAAACCTGCAATACGGCGGGAGCCGGCTGGAAGATGTGGTGCAGTTAGTGCTCAGCCGTGTAGGGAAGAACACCTATTCCCAGGACGGCGGCCTGCGGCAGCGCGTCTTCGACGAACCGAATGGATACTCGGACTGCTCTTCCCTGATGTGGAAGGCGTTCGAGCGGGGGGCCGGTATCCAGATCGGCACCTGGACCGGGGACCAGATGGGTCATGGGGAGCTGGTATGGCATAACCCGGCCTATGAAGATGTGTTCTCTCTGGAGATGCAGAAAGAGTCCGGTGCAAAACGCGGGGACCTGGTGTTCTGGGGGCCGAACGATGACCCGGGAAGTTCGTCCCATGTGGAGATGTACCTGGGGGATGATCAGTTCGTGGGCCACGGCTCCGGGATCGGCCCCAGGGTAAAGACAGCCAGTGCTTATACCCACAGCGGAAAGCTTGTGGAGGTGCGCCGGTATTTACAGGGCGGGGCACCACCGAAGCCGCCGGATCCGCCGCCTCCCACAGGGGTATATCTGGTCCGGTGGATCCCGGGAAGAAAGGAGTGAGGAGATGGTAGAACATGTGATGCCGGTGTACTTCCTCCGGGAGGGGATACAGGCAAGGCTTTGTATGGTGCAGGATGACCGCGGACGGGAAGCCTGCTTCCAGGTGCGGGATATGATCCTTGCGGAGGGGCTGGGCGCGAAGATCTATATCGAGAAGCCCAGCGGCCTGTCCTGCTGGAGGGAGGCCGAGATACATGGGAATGAAGTGTACGCCGAGATCACGCCGCAGATGCTGGCGGAGACCGGGACCTGCCTGGGACAGGTCCAGCTGTACCGGGAACAGGAAAGGGTCACGAGCTTTTTGTTCCGCCTGGAGGTGCAGAAGTCCCTGGTGGACAGTTCGGTGGAGAGCAAGGATGAGCTCACCGTCCTGGAAAGACTGATCCAAGAGGCAGAAGCAGTCATCCAGAGAGCAGAGAAGGCCGGGGAGGCTGCCCAGACCGCAGCGGAAAAGGCTGAGACCTCTGCAGAGAGAGCCGACACGGCAGCCGGAAATGCCCAGACAGCGGCAGAAAAGGCTGACACAGCATCCGAAGAGGCCAATACGGCAGCGGAAAGAGCCGATACGGCATCTGAAGGAGCGGGTACGGCAGCAGGAAATGCAGAGACTGCAGCAAAAAGAGCAGAAGCAGTCTACGAAAAGTTAAAAGACTTCAGTGCGGAGGCTGTGGATAACGAGATCCAGGAGATCAAGGCAGCACTGGGAAATACGATCATAGTGGAGGAATAGATATGGCAGTAAAAACAATGCAGGCCATCATAAATGGCCAGACCGTGACGCTGACAAAGAACAGTGAATCTGGAAAATGGGAAGCGACCATCACCGCTCCCAACAGGTCCAGTTATAACCAGTCCGGGCATTATTACCCGGTCACTGTAAAAGCAACGGATGATGCGGGAAACGTGACGACCGTAGATGCGTCCGACACGACCCTGGGGAGCAAACTGAGGCTCACCGTAAAAGAAAAGGTAGCGCCCATCATCACCATCACGGCACCGACCGCAGGGGCATACCTGTCCAACAATACGCCGACGATCTCATTCAAGGTGACGGATGACGATTCCGGCGTCAATCCGGATACCATCAAGGTGACCATCGACAGCGGCACGCCTGTTACAGCCGGCATCATAAAGACACAGGTCACAGGCGGATATGAATGTACCTTCAAGCCGACAACCGCCTTGCCTGACGGCAGCCACACCATCAAGGTGGATGCGATGGATCATGACGGCAACGCAGCCGCACAGAAGAGTGTGACATTCAAGATCGATACCATTCCGCCGACCCTGAGCATCACAAGCCCGGCCGAAGGCTTGAAGACCAATCAGGCAGCCTGCACCGTGGCCGGTAAGACCAATGATGCCACATCCAGCCCGTGCACCGTGACCATCAAGCTCAACAGCGGCAGCGCAGAAGCGGTGACCGTGAACGAGGACGGTACCTTCAGCAAGGCATTGACCTTGGCCGCAGGAACCAATACGATAACGGTCGTGGCTACGGATAAGGCCGGAAAACAGGCGACTGTCACAAGGACTGTCATCCTGGATACTACTGCACCGAGGATCACGGATGTGGTGCTCACGCCGAACCCGGTAGATGCTGGAAAGACCTTCATCATCAGCGTCACCGTAACGGACTGATATGGTCGCGCGCCTCGAGGGAAAGGTCGACGGCAGGGATGTAGCGTTTGTGAGGAAACATGGGGACGTGTGGGAAGCCATCGTCCCCGCTGACCTGGATGGGACCTATATCGTGGAGCTCACGGCATGGGATGATGCGGGAAACTACTGCTTCGTCCTCAAGTGGCTGCTCATGTTTGATCCGTCCAGCCTCTGCGCGCACCTGATCCCTTGCCCTTATCAGGCAGAGGTGGTGCCGCCGCTCTTTTACGCGGAATTGTTACAGCCAGCATGCGGAAGGAGGTAAAAAATGGCCATGAGATATGAGATGGATACCGGCGAGACCAGGATGGTGCAGATTGTGATACACAGTATCCACCACCATCCGTTCCGGATCCTGGCAGCGAGATATGAGCTGTCTGAGAAGTATACGGGAGAGATTCTGGAGAGCGGGGAAGCAGACATCGAGAAGCATGTGCTGCGGGCCATGGTGAAGCCGCCGGGACCGGGGATGTATCTGTTAAAGTATATCTACCAGATCGGCATGGAGACATTTGTCGAATGCGTGGAGGTGAAGGTAAAATCTTGCTGAACATCAAGATCACAGACGTAAAGCTGACCCCGCAGACCGTGACCGTTTCCGGTACCTTCCAGATATCGGTGACAGCAGAGGATATCTTGTTCCCGGTGGAAGAAGCAGCAGGGGACATGCTGCAGGACGCAGCGGGGAACGCCATAGAATATGTGCCGCATTGAGGCGCAGGAAGTCAGGAGGAAAAGAAATGGCAGAAGTAAAAGGAAAGAAGATCAAAGAGCTGGAAGAACAGAAAAGCATCCAGCTTTCGGATGACATCATCATAGAGACGGACCCGGAGACTGGGGACCCCAAGACCGGAAGGACGAAGATCGGGGCCTTGTTCCTGGCCCTCCATCCCATCGGGAGCATCTATCTGTCCACTGCGGCAACGAACCCGGGGAGTATCTTTGGGGGGACCTGGACCGCCTGGGGGGCAGGGAGAGTGCCGGTGGGGATCAGTGCATCTGATGAGGATTTCAAGACGGCAGAAAAGACCGGGGGAGCCAAGGACCATAAGCATACGACTGCGGGCCATAAGCTGACCACGGCAGAAATGCCGTCCCATAAACATGATATCGTGTTCAGTGGGACAAAGCTGGACTGTGCCGTGGCTTATTCCGGTATCAACGGACCGGATTACTGGAGGCTGAGCCCGGCGCTGAGCACAGAGGTGACTGGGGAAAAATCCCTTACTATCGGGAACACAGGAAGCGGCGGAAGCCATGGACACGGAGATACCGGATCCACGAACGCACTGCCGCCGTACATCACCTGTTATATGTGGAAACGGACCGCGTAAAAGGAGGGCCGGGCAGATGACGGAATGGGGAGTCTTCGGCGTGATCACCGCCCTGGCAGCGTTCGGGGTGTCGATCGTGACGCCGATCATCAAGCTCAATACATCGATCGTGCGGCTCATCGACCGTCTGAACCGTCTGGATGAAGGGGTAGATGAGCTGACGGAAAAAAATCAAAAATCCCATGGAAGGATGTGGGACCATATGGAGGAACAGGATGGGAAACTGAACGACCATGAGATGAGGATAACGATCTTAGAAGAGAAGGAGAAATAAAATGGATTTAAATTTTTTAATGGATCATATCAACCCTGTGATCTTAGGTATCTGCCTGCTGGTGGGCTATGTGATCAAGACCGCGATACCGGCGATCAAAAACAGGTATATCCCACTTGCCGCTCTTACGATGGGGACTATTATTGCAATCCTCATAAACATGAGCAGCGGCATTAATGCAGAGGTAATTCTGGGCGGTATGATCTCCGGTCTGGCCAGCACAGGCTTTTATGAGATGCTGCGGAACTTGTTGAAAAAAGACGGGAAGAAAGAAACGGAAGAAGGACCAGAGGGCGAGTGATCGTCCTCTTCTGAGTAGAAAGGAAAAGAAATGGGTGTATTGATCATGGGAAGAGCATCTGCCACGGCAGAGCAGATGCGCAGATATATCAAGAGCAGAAACCCCAGTGTGGAGCCGTCCGTACTGGATATGATACCGCTGTATCTGGAAGAAGGAGAATCGGAGGGAGTAAAAGGTGATATCGCCTTTGCACAATCCTGTCTGGAGACTGGGGATTTTACCTTCGCCGGGTCTGCAGTCAGCCTAAAACAGAACAATTTCTGTGGGATGGGAGTGACCGCCACCGGAATGAAAGGGAACAATTTCCCCAGTCCACGGCTGGGGATCCGTGCGCAGGTCCAGCACCTAAAAGCCTATGCCTGTGACCAGCCATTAAAACAGGGATGCGTAGACCCACGCTTCCACTTCGTAAAACGCGGGATGGCTGAATATGTGGAGTGGCTGGGGATACAGGAGAACCCAAACCATACAGGATGGGCGGCAGGCAAAGGATACGGGGAGAAGATACTGAAGATACATCAGGAAATCTTAAATATAGAAAGTGAGGAAAAAGGAATGAAGATCAATGTACATGCAGGACATAACTTTAAGGTTCCGGGAGCGTCCGGTATATTTTCCGAAACATCAGAGGACCGAAAGGTGAAAGACCTGGTGATCCGTAAACTGCAGGCGGCAGGCCATACAGTCTATGACTGTACGGATGAAAGCTCCGGAACTGTGAACGGCAATCTTGCCGCGATCGTGGCGAACTGTAATGCGCATGCTGTGGATCTGGATGTGTCCATCCATTTCAACTGCTACAATGGACAGGCACATGGAACAGAGGTATTTATCTATAACTGGGGCTCTGCCGCCGAATCCTATGCTCAGAGGATCGCAGACCGGATCGGGGAACTGGGATACACAAAAAGGGGAGGAGGAGTAAAAACAAATCCCAGTCTTTATGTGCTGCGGCATACGGTCAGCCCAGCCCTGTTGATTGAGTGCTGTTTTTGTGATAATACGAATGATGCCGCAAAGTATACAGCAGAGAGGATGGCGAATGCTATTGTTTCCGGTATTACAGGAAGTGCGATGTCCGGCAATACTCCATCCGGCGATACTAAAGATTGGCTGTCCAGGGGCGATACAGGGACAGCGGTAACAGCATGGCAGAAAATTTTGAACACATTCGGCAGCGGTGTAAATGTTGATGGAGATTTCGGGCCAGACACAGAGGCACAGACTATCCGGGTGCAGCGCCTTGTGGGTGTTAATCCGGATGGATGTGTTGGAGAGAAGACAAAATCTGCAGTATCTGCATATCTCAAAAAGAACAACTGGATACAGGTAAGGGATGGCCGCTGGTGGTACCGTCATGCAGACGGCGGATATGTGAAAAATGATTGGGAAAAGATTGGCGGGGTATGGTTCTTCTTTGACGGTAGCGGTTGGATGAAAACCGGCTGGATCGAATGGAAAAAGAACTGGTACTACCTGAAAGCCAATGGAGCAATGGCGGCAGATGAGCTGGTAAGGACCGGGGGCAAAGTCTACTATGTAGACAAGTCCGGAAAGATGTGCTACACGGACAAAACGGGAGCGCTCAGATAAAAAACAGAACATAGATATCTTATCACTACAAAATAAAACGAAAGGATGATTTTATGTTAGTAGAGATCAAGAAAATGAATAAAGATGAAGTGACAGTATGTACAAGCTTGGATGTAGCGGAGACATTTGGAAAAGAACATAAGAATGTCTTGAAAGATATACGGGAAATGGATTGCAGTGAGGAATTTGGACGGCTAAATTTTGAGCTGTCCTCTTATCTCAATTCACAAAACAAAAGGCAGCCCATGTATTATATGACATGCGATGGGTTTACCATGTTAGTTATGGGCTACACTGGGGAAAAAGCTATGAAGTTTAAAGAGGCCTATATCCGTCAGTTTAATGCTATGGAAAAAGTTCTCATTGGTAAAATGAAGGAGCGCGAAAAAGGCATTGCTGTCCGTCAGGCTCTTACCAACGCTTTGCAGCAGTCAGAAGAAAATGAAAGAATGCATGGCCATGCTTATTCCACATATACGAATATCGTATATAAGGCGGTATTCGGAAAAGACGCAAAACGTCTCCGCGAAGAATATGGCATATCCAAAAAGGAGAATCTTCGGGAATGTTTTAGCGAGGAAGAACGGAAGGCTGTACAATCAGTTGAAATGATCGTGAGTGGTTTGGTGAACTACGGGTGGGGATATGAACAGATCAAGGAGTTCGTGATGAACCAGAATCTAAAAATGCTGGCAGCCTGA